CAAGGTTTCAAAGATATTTCTTTGTCCTTTAAAAAACATCCAGTAACACGAGATATCCTCACATTAAAAAATGAGGATGCTATCAAACGTTCTGTGCAAAATTTAGTTCGTATCATACGAGGTGAGGTGTTCTTTAATGAACTCATTGGCACAAGACTTAGTGGATCGCTTTTTGAGTTGGCAAATAGTGATTATATCGATCCCATGAAAACAGAGATAGAGACTGTTATCAAAAATTTTGAACCAAGAGTGAGATTGACAGATGTAGATTTCAAGTCTTTCCCTGATCAAAATGCTATAGAAGTAATCATAAATTATGACATTATTGGACTCTCTGCTCCTACACAATCTGTCAACTTTATACTAGAACCAACAAGGTTATAATGGCACTGCAACAATTCACCAATCTAAACTTTGAGGACATCAAAACCTCAATAAAAGATTACCTAAGACAAAACTCAAACTTCAGTGACATGGATTTTGAGGGGTCAAACCTCTCTGTTATTGTAAATTTACTAGCATATAATTCATACACCACAGCATATAACACTAACGCAGTTGTAAACGAGACATTCATAGACAGTGCTACGCTAAGAGAAAATGTTGTATCATTAGCAAGAAATATAGGTTACGTTCCTCGCTCAAAAAGAGCAGCGAGAATGATAGTTGATTATAATGTAACTGGTATCACATCAAGCACAAACACCATCACATTTCAACCAGGTTTGATAGGTAATGGTGTTGTGTCAAATGTTAATTTTTTATTCTCTATACCTGAGAAGGTAACTGGAACTGCTTCGGGAGGTGAATCTGCAGGCACCTTGGAAGTATTTCAAGGACAATATCTTGAATCTAGATTTGTTGTAAATGATTCTCTACCAAATCAGAGGTATATTTTACCTAATAATGGTATAGACACTTCGACTATCAGAATCAAAGTAAGGGAGAATAACTCAAGCACTACAGAAACTGAATATAAATTAGTGGATAATATCATAGGTGTAACATCCACATCAAACATTTACCTTATTCAAGAAACTACAGATGAGAAGTATGAGGTATTATTTGGTGATGGGATATTTGGGCAAAAGTTGAATAATGGCAACATCATAGATATATCTTACATTAAGACAGAAGGTAAGGAAGGAAATGGTGTTTCAAATTTACTATTTTCAGGTACAATAACAAATGAAAATCTTGCCACAGAAACAGATGTAGCTGCCTCTATAACACCTCAATTTCCCTCGCAAAATGGTGATGATATAGAAGATGTCAGAAGTGTCAGATACTATGCACCTAGATTATATTCATCACAGCACAGGGCAGTCACAGCAAATGATTATGAAGCGATAGTGCCATCTGTATATCCTAACATAGAGTCAATAAGTGCTTTTGGTGGAGAGGAGTTGACACCTCCTAAGTATGGTCGAGTGTATATCGCTGCTAAACCTAAAAACGGATCTTTCCTATCAGAATTTACTAAAAGACAAATATTATCATCTTTGAAGAACTATTCTGTAGCAGGTATAGTACCAGAGATTATTGATTTGAAATTTTTATATGTAGAACTTGATTCTTATGTGTATTATAATTCAAACTTTGTTGGTGATACTCAAAATCTAAGAACTGATGTTATAAATGCCATGAGTTTATTTGCGAGTGGCACTGAATTGAATAAATTTGGTGGTAGATTCAAGTATAGTAAGGTATTATCACTTATCGACAGAGTAAGCGATTCTATTACATCAAACATTACAACTGTTAGAATAAGAAGAAATTTAGTAGCACAATTGAATGTGTTTAGTCAATATGAGATATGTTTTGACAATACCTTCCATAGAAATGAGTCATCTTATAATATCAAGTCCACTGGATTCAACGTATCTGGTGTGTCTGGTACAGTATACTTCTCTGATCAGCATGTATCTGGTGATACAGGTAATCTTTTCTTATTCCAACTTGATTCCGACACTAATGTCAAAATATTATCTTCAACATTTGGATCTGTTGATTATAAAAAGGGTGAGGTCATAATTGACACAGTAAATGTCACAGGTACAGTTTTATCAGATAATATTATTGAGATACAGGCGATACCACAATCAAATGACATACTAGCAAGGAAAGAATTATATCTACAGTTTGACGTATCTAATAGCAACTTCTTTATGAGAGAAGATCCAATATCTACGGGTGCAAATACATCTGGTACAAGGTACAATCCACAATCCAGTTACAGTAATGGTGCTAAAGTCAGAGGTGCTATCATTACGAGCACCGCAAGTTCCTCAAATCTAGTTGGGTATGTGAACGGTAATCCATATTATGGACCTTTCCACTTCCACCCCACCACTGGTAAGAAAATGGTTGGTGCTATTCATGTTTCTACTCCTCATGATACGATATACGCTACCAAGGCAGAGAGTTTGGGAATTGCTGCTGACAGTGCTGCCATAGATAGTTCGTCAACAACAATGACATCGACACCACCACCTTCGTCATCTTCATCATCATCCTCAAGCAGTAGTAGTGGATACGGATACTAATGATACAGACATCATTAACAAAAGTCAAAATACATGAAATAATTGAGAGTCAAATACCAGAGGTAATTGACGAGGAGAATCCTCTTTTAGGTGATTTTCTAAAACAGTATTATATTTCTCAAGAATATCAAGGTGGTGCCATAGACATCGCTGAAAATCTTGTTGAATACAAAAGTTTAGATTTTTTAAACACAGAAAATCTTATTGGTTTTACATCAGTAAGTCAATATACGAGAGCAAACGACGATACAATATATGTTGACTCTACAGATGGATGGCCAAATCAATTTGGTTTATTGAAGATTGATAATGAAGTCATTACATACACAGGTATTGGTTCTACATCATTTGAGGGATGTGTAAGAGGGTTCAGTGGTATAGAAAATAACAATAGAACGAATCAACCAGAATATCTAACATTTACCAATAGTGGAGTAGCAACTCACGGGGTGAACACTAGAGTTCACAACCTAAGTAATGTATTTTTACAAGAGTTTCTAAAGAAGCTGAAGAAACAAGTATTATCAGGATTTGCGGAAAGAAATTTAGATGAAGATCTAAATCAATCAAACTTCATTAGACAATCAAAAGATTTTTATAAGTCAAAAGGAACAGAGGAGGCGTTCAAGATATTATTTGGTGCACTGTATGGTGAAAAGGTTGAAATGATTCAACCATCAAAATATATCATAAGTCCATCAGATGCTCAGTATAGAGTAGATGAAGTTCTAATATGCGAGTTGATAGACGGTGATCCACTCAAGATTATAGGTGAGAGTATTATACAAAAAACCACACCATTAGAAACAAGTGGTTCAATTACAGGGGTGGAGAGAGCAGTCTTTGGAGGTAAAAGTTTTTACAAAATTGCTTTGTCAAAAGGCACCATCATAGGTAAGTTTCAACAGATAGGTAAAACATTCATAACAAGGTCAGCACCTGTTGGATCTACCACTATTGATGTGGATTCTACAGTTGGATTCGGTAATACGGGGTTTATAGAGTTTGAAGATAGATCAATATCATATCTTGGTAAATCACTTACACAATTCACAGGTATATCAACTCTCACGTCACCATGTGGTATTGGTTCTACTGTTAGATCTGGTCTTGTTGCCACATCATACGAGAATGGTGATCTAGGACTACCAGTCAGATTCAATGTGCTAGGTGTGCTCAATAAATTTGTTGGTTCCGCAATCAATCAACAAGAAGATTCTGAGATCAATATAAAACATCTGGGTAGGATAGAAAATGATTTGAGATATACCACGTGGATTTACAACACAGCATCCACTTACGCTATCGAGAGATACACACTTAAGAGCACTAATAGTTACAACTTCAAACTCGCAGCAGCAAACTTCTCTCTGTATGTTGGTGATCAAATAGAAGTTATAGATCAAACTGATCCAGATAACAAATTAGATGGTACTATAACTTTCGTATTTGATAAGAATCAAAGTGACTCAATATCAGTCAGTGTTCCTACTCTTGATACTACAAAGAAGTATAAGTTAAGAAGAAAATTAAAAATACAGAAAGATAGAACAGCTGACGTACAAAACACATATAATGATGGGGTTGCTGTGCATGTTGCATCAAATAGTTTACCTCATTGGACTATTGACCCACAGAAGAGAATTAGACCATTTACAAATGTGGGTGTCAATACAAACACCGTCGAGATAAATGTGCCAGACCATGATTTTTATGATGGTGATCTTGTAGCATACTCTTCTTCAGGCATAGGCACACTTACCAATCTAAATGATGGAGAGTCATACTATGTCAAGAGAATTGATAGTAATACTGTCAAATTAGCATTTACAGGAGAGAACGTAAGAAGAGGTCAATTTATAACTGCCTTTATCAGTAATGACATAGGGGCACCAACATCACATACACTGACACCAGATTCACTTTTTGGTACAGACCTTGGTGCACAGAATTTAATAAGAAAGTTTGGTGCTCCTGAATATGGTGATGTAAAAGATAAGACAGTGCAAGGTGGTGTTGGTTTATTTGCGAATGGTGTAGAAGCATATTCATACAAATCATCAGACATTGTATATTTTGGATCTCTGCAAGGTGTAGAGGTATTAAACACAGGTTCTGAGTATGATGTTGTAAATCGACCAAAATTGACAGTCACACAGGATGGACATGCAGGGACAGCAGCATCTGTGATAGCACAAGTAGAAGGAACTTTAGAAGAAATACTCGTTGATACTGAAGGTTTTGACTATGAAGAGACACCCACAGTAAAAGTAATTGGTGGAAATAATAACACAGCCATAGCAAAAGCAAAGATGAAATTTGTCAATCAAACTGTAGAGTTTGATTCAACATCTACAGGTGGTGTTGTTAACACCGCAACAGATAGATTTGTATTTTCATCACCACACGGATTCAAGAATGGAGAGGAGATTATATATCAAACTAACGGTAGCACAGGCATAGGTATTGGTATTACACCAGGTCTTCTAGTCGACACAGCACCTTATTTTGTTGTAAAAATAGACGATTTTCAAATTCACATTTCTGTATCAAAAACAAAAGCATTATCTGGTATAGGTACAATTGATCTTACAACTAATGGTGGTGGTTTACAAAGTTTCAAGACAACTTCTAGAAGACAAAAGGTTGACAAAGTTCTTGTAGAAAGTGTTGGTTTATTTAAGAACAGAGAGGTACATACTAGCTCTGGTATCAATACATTTATTGATACAATCGTGATTCCCTCTCATGGATTTAATAATTCAGAAATAATCAAGTACACATCTACTGAGTCTGCCATAGGTGGTCTTACAAATGGTGGTGAATATTTTATTGAAAAGATAGATGATGATAGTTTTAGATTATCTGACAACAAGGAATTACTGACGTTCATAAGTTTGAATGATAATGGATTAGGAACTCATGTATTTCAAGATCCTCCAATATCAGTGGACATTAGTGGTAGACAAGGTATATCAACAATCAACGCAACTGCCACACCGATAATAAGAGGAAATATTACTGCGGTGCATGTAAGTGATAAAGGAAGTGATTATGGATCTACTGTAATAAACGATAATTTCAAACCAGTCATAGAACACACCATTGGTGAAAAAGCATTCTTACAACCATTTATTGTAAATGGTGGTGTAGATCAAATTATCATAAAAGATGGTGGTGAAAACTTCTTTAGTGCAGATATTGTCATAGATGGTGATGGCACAGGATGTAAAGCGAAAGCAAATATAACAAATGGTACTATAACAAGTATTGATATAATAACAAAAGGTGCTGGATACACTCAAGCACAAACAACCGCCACAGCAAAAACACCTGGCCAAGGTGCCATCTTCTCTAGTGAAGTCAAGAAGTGGACTATCAATCAAGTAGAGAGGTATGCCAAGTTTGGTGATGTAAAGGATGATGATGGATTCTTGGAGACACCAAGAGATTTTGATCTAGGTAATCCTTATGTAAACTATTATGTTCCTCGAAATCTAAGAAACTTTTTAGGTGATGTGGGTCAAGATCATTCACCCATTCTTGGTTGGGCGTATGATGGTAATCCTATCTACGGACCGTACGCTGTGGTGGATGGTAAGAAGAAATATATTGAATCAAGTTATCGTAAGTTAGCAAGTTCCAGAGTTGACGGACCTAATATTAGTATCTACCCTGCTGGTTTCTTCGTAGAAGATTTTACTTATGTAGAGGGCACTGGTGACCTTGATGAACACAACGGTAGATTTGCTCCTACTCCCGAATATCCAAATGGTGTGTATGCATACTACACAACAGTTGATGCTATTGAGGTGAATAACCCTAATAGTCCTTTCAACAATGCTAGAACACCAGTATTTCCATACATTGTAGGTGACACTTATAATTCTAAATTACAAACCTTCAATAATTCATATGAATCTAATCAAGATCTAAATCTTCCTTCACTGGGTTTGGTAAGAAATACTGAACCATACAATATATCTGAGTATGAGTATGTTGCACAGGCGAACAAAAATACACTTATAAACTCAAAAATAACTCAAACTAAGAAGGGTTTGATTGATAGAATTGACATAGTAACCTCAGGTAAAAATTATAATGTTGGTGACAAATTAGTTTTTGATAATAGTTTGACGGGTGGTTTTGGTGCGATAGGTAAAGTCAACTTTGTTGAAGGTCCTGACATAACAAATATAACATCATCAATTACTGAAATAGAAGACATAGTTTTAGTTGTAAATGCGAATGGTGTTACGGGCATACACACAGGACCTATCGGAGTTGCTGATAATTCCTTTGTAGAAATAATAGGCATATCAACAAGCACTCACTCAAACCTCGCTGTGCGTAACGCAAAAATTGACCTTAAAGAAGTAAGCACAGGTCTTGGCGTATCAATGGCAAGTGTAAACAATACAGGTCTTACCACAAGTGTTCTTATCTCTGATTGGATACCTGATGTGATCAAGGGGTACAAATTCAAAATAAATGACATTTTACAGATTGATAGTGAACAATTGAAGATAATAAATTTTGATATAAAAAATAATAGGCTGGAATTACTTAGAGCACAAAATGGCACAGCAGGTGCTGCACATACATTTGGATCTACAATTACAAGACTAGAGAATGAATTTACATATCAATTATCTAAACCTGTCAATTTGACCACAAATGAAGATGTAGCATATTATTTCAATGCTGAATCAGTGGTGGGTACAGGTAATACTTTTGGTGTAGGTATTGGCACCACAGTGACAGTAGCTGGGAGAGGTGGTCATCAAATAGTATCATTCTTTGGAAATGAAACAAAAGACATATTCATACCAACAAGGACAATCTACATACCAAATCACCCATTTAGGAATGGTGAGAAAGTAGAGTATAGTCCAGGTGCAGGCACCTCGCTTACATATCAAACTGATGCAATGAAGAGAGTTGCAGGTGCGTTCAAGAGACCACTGCCACCTGAAGTATTTGTGCAGGTATTAGATAATAACTTGATAGGTATTGTTACATCTCAAACTGACTTAGGATCTGATGCCAATAGAGTAATGTTTAGTGGAAATGTGGCAATCGGTAATACTCACTTCTTCAAAACAAAAAAAGATATTGTCACTGGCACACTTAGAATAATTGGTGTTACAGCAACATCTAATGGTCACACTTTTGAGAGAGGAGATAATCTTAATTTGACTGTTGTGTCTTCCGCAACCAGTTCTGTATCTGCAGTATATGATTCAGGGTCAAGGTATGTGAGTATAGGATCATCAATAAATCCTCCAATATCTCTGATTACAGGTGATACACTAGAAATAGATACATCTGACATATCACTTGAAAATACAAAACTATCATTCTTCTTAGATCAAGATTATAAAAAACCTTTTGTAGGCACAGGTAAATCTGCAATAGAAGTTATAAACACTGGCATACCTGGCAACGCAGGGTCAAAAACATCTATAAACTTTACTGATCGTGTGCCTGATGTATTGTACTACAAATTTTTACCTTTACAAAATACTAAAGTCATAGAAGTAAACAAGGAAATACGAGACTATTCTAAAATATTTGTAAACCAAAGTAAGTTTACAGGAAATCATACAATACTATCTAAAGATGCAAATACATTCAGTTGGAACTTATTCACAGTTCCTGAAAAGGTAGGATATACGAGTGAGTCTCAAATTTCTTACATTACCAATTCACCAACTGTTAGAGGTGGTGTTGCAAGAGTCTTATTACAGGGTGGTGGGTCAAATTACAAAGATATACCTCAAGTATCAATAGCATCTACAACTGGATCTTCTGCCAATCTTAAGGCATTTGGAAGAGATATAGGTAGATTGGATGAAGTTCAATTAGTTGATACTGGGTATGATTATCCATCCGATTTGACACTACAACCACAGGCAGCAGTGCCACAAGTATTGTTTTTGAAAGATAATTTTGCTGTGGATAGTGTGGCAATCACATCTACAGGTAGAAACTATCTTACACCTCCTGATTTTGTAGTATACAATAGTAAGACAGATTCAATAAATCAAAATGCAGAATTTGAAGCAGAGATAAAGGGTGGATCTGTTTCAAATGTCAAAGTTATATTTGCTGGCGGTAATTTAAGTTCAGGTGATGTTGAATTATTTGCTGTGAATAATTCAAACGGTGTTGGTATCATAAGTTGCACATACGATGAACCAAACGTCACACTCAGACTACAAACACCTCTTACAGGATTTACCACTGCAGTGCCAATACCATTCGCACTAGGAGATAAAGTATTTGTAGAGAATACAGGTGTATCCACTGGTAATGGATTCAACTCAGCTGACTATGGTTATAAGTCATTTACTCTAACTGGCGTAAACACTGCATTCGGAAACGTAAATCAAGCAACACTTACATATGAGGTTGACAGAGATCCTGGTGTTCACGACCTTGGAAAATACGGTGTGGTTGTCAAGGATAAAGATCTTGCTAAGTTCAAGGTCAATCTAATTGAAAGCACATTTCTAAATGGTGAACCAGTTGTGTCATCATCAGGTCAAGAGTCAAGAGTTATTATAGGAAAAGGTAAAACAAGAAATACTTTAAGAATTGATTCTCTTGTAGGATTCAATGTTGGTGATGTAATCACTGGTAAGTTCTCTAAAGCAGGTGGAACAATTGACTCATCACAAGCATATGAAGGATACTTTACTCTCGACACATCATCCGAAAAAGCATTTGGTTGGGAGAGAGATACAGGTAAATTAAATGATTTTTATCAAAGAGTTCAAGATAATGATTACTATCAATACTTTGCATACTCGCTCAAGAGTTTTGTTGGAATTAATAGTTGGAGTGAACCAGTCGACTCTCTCGCTCACATAGCAGGGTTCAAGAAACACTCTGATCATCTTATAAATTCTGTACCAACCATCAGTTCACAACCTGCTGGTATATCATCAGGTGCAGGTAATGTTGTTGTTATTGATGCACAAGCGTCATTACTAGACACTCATAATTTCGATCTTGTAAGTGAGAATACAAACCTTGATGAAAATATAAGTGACGAAGTTCAATTCTTATCTGGTAGATTTGGTGATGGACTTATTTGTAAGACAAACCGTGTATTAGAATTAGATGATATAAGTCCACAATTCTACTCCGATCCTAACCTTGTAAGATCTGTAGAATTAGATACATTTGACATGTTGACAGGAGGTCCTGCAGGTGATGGTATAAGTGCTATCAAATATTACGCTCAAGTAACTCTTGACGTATCAGCAGGTATATCATTCAATGCAACTCAGTATTCAGAATTTGTTGTATTCCATGATGGCACAAATGCTTATCTAAACACCTATTCAGAATTATCTGACTCTGATGACCTTGGAGAATTTAGTGCTGAGACAAACGGACCTCTTGCAAGTGTGTTGTATATACCTAACAATTCAGCATTAGAGTATGATATTACATTCCATAAAGAGATAATTACGAATGGTGTTGGTGTAGCATCTACCGCATTTGGATTAGTTGAATACAAAGGAGTTACAAAATCTCTAGCAATAAGTAACACTCTACAAGATGTTGATGAAGTGGATGCAACCATGTATAAATCTGGCAGTATTTTAGTGTCAGCTAGAGGTCCTAGTGGCGAAAAAGAAATAGATGAATTCTTATGGTTGATTGATGGTTCAAACAATGTCATATTCACAAACACAGGTAAAATGGATGCTGATACAGACATCGGTACATTTTCTTTAGACAATACAAGTGATGTATTGAAATTGCAACACACTCCTCCTGTGGGTATGGCAGTAACAGTATCTTCTCTTGTCAGGGCAGTAGGTGTAGCACAAACTCATGCAAACTCAGGCATAGTTGATGAGTATCATATAGGTGACACTATGTTAGACAGCACATTTATACAACTGCCTGCTAATGGGTCTCCTAGTGATCAAATAATATCTGAAAAATCATACGCCAATTACACCACATGCAGATTCCATGTTGAAATACACAATACAACTGATGATGAGTATTCAGTATTCATAGTTGGATCAAACTCATTTGGTGGGAATGCGACATTCAATACTTACAATAATCTATTCACATCTGACAGTGAAAAACGTAATATGTCAAATACTAGCATACATATTACTAGCACAAATACGCAGTTGAAATTCTTACCTGTTGCTAACAAAGCGTATACGATAAGAACACATGAATTGAAGATTGATAAACCAGATTCAGTTTCAAGCAACACAACCGTAACATACTAATGACATTTCAATTAGCGTCAGTCAATAAACAATTCAATACCGCAAGTGAGAGTTTTCAAACCTCTTTTAGACTTACACACAAAGGTGATCAATTATTCTCTCATGAATTTGATGCTGGTGCAGCATCTGATGTGCTCATAGGTAAAGATACTTTTGTTATAAAGAATCATTTTTTTACTACTGGTGAAGAGTTGACATATGAAGCATTTGCTGGCACACCAGTTGGAATAGATCATAATAGTCCTGGTGTTGGTGCAGCAACTACTTTACCTTCAACTGTTTTTGTTATAAAATTAGATGAAAATAAATTTAAGGTCGCTGCAACCAGAGATTTAGCAATATCAAGTGACCCTATAGGTTTGACAACAGTTGGTGTAGGCACAACACAAAGTTTCACCACTCAAAAATTAGACACCAAGTGTATAATCACTATTGATAATGTAATACAATCACCTCTTCTTGAGAATACAAACGTATCAACAACTTTGAAGAGCACGATGTTCAATCGTGAAGCAAGATTTACAGACCCGAATAAGTTTAAAAATTATGATATTATAAAAATGGGTAATGAGATCATGCGTATCCAAGTCATTGGATTTGGTACACATGCTGATAATGTATTGGTTGATCGTGCATGGATGGGCACACAAGAAGAAGCACACTTAGTTAATGACCCAGTTCAATTGGTGAGAGGTGATTACAATATAAGAAGAAACAAGATACACTTTGCTGATACACCTTTTGGTGGCACTAGACAGACGATTGGAATACAATCAGGTGCGGTAAATGTATCTGCAAGTAGATTTACAGCATTGACTGAGGTATTCAGCACTGGCACACAAATAAAACTAAGATCAAGAACACCACCTGCACCTCTTGTGGGTAATAATGATTATTTCATAATCAAAAATGGTAATAATGATTTCTCATTTGCAAAAGACAAACCTAGTGCTTTGACGGGTGTGGGTATCACTTTGACATCAGCAGGTATTGGCACACACAATCTCCTTGTAGCTGATGTGGTAGATGGTAGTGAGTTTCAAGGTAGAGCGTTTATGAGATCTGATTACAGAGGTAACTTTGTGCTCGATGACATATCTAGTGGGTTTACAGGTGTTGGTAAAACCTTTACTTTGACAAGCAATGGTTCAAACATTACTGGTATCAACACTGATTTTGGTGTCATACTTATCAATAATGTATTCCAAAAACCAGATACAGATTATGGATACGATGAAAATTCAGGTATCACCTCAATTACATTTACTGGAAATGATATACCAGGTCAAACTGAGACTTACAGCACATCTGATGTCAATGCAAATAGATTACCCAGAAAAGGTATCATAGCTGGTTTAGGTAATTCTCAAGGATTTGGATACCAGCAATTACAAACTGGTTTTGGAACTGCTGTGGTATCAGGTTTTGGTACCATAACTGTCGCTATGGGATTTACTGGTGGAGGATATAGGTCAGCTGGAACTCAATTTAGAGTAAGAGTGATAGGTGGTAATCCAACCACATCAGCAGCAGGCACATTCTCTATACAAGATGGAAGAATAAAAAAAATCTTTATGGATGGAACGCCAGGTGTTGGTTACACATTCACAAATGTGCCATTGCTTGAATTTGATTCACCATATGCATATGATGATATAAAATTGATAAGTGGTAACACTGGTGTAGGTGCGTCAGTATCAATAAAAATTGGTGTTGGTGATAGTGTATCAGAACCTGTAATAACAAATACTGGATATGGTTTTACTGTAGGAGAGGTTCTTACAATAGCAGGTATACCCACAAACTTTAGTGCTGGAACTAATTTTCAACCTGCCACATTCACTGTCACTGAAACAAGTGATGATAAGTTTTCGGGATGGGTATTAGGTAAATTCCAAATACTTGATGATTTTTCCAATGAATTCAATAGTAGTAAAACTCAATTCACATTGAGAGAAAATGGTGAACCAATTAGTATTGAGAAGACAGCAGGTAGTCCTATAAGTCTTGATGATGTGCTATTGATATTCATAAATGATGTGTTACAAAAACCTGGTAAAGCATATACTTTTGAGGGTGGTACACAATTGAAGTTTACAGAACCTCCCCCAACAGGTGCATCATTGCAAGTTTTATTCTATAGAGGAACTGACGCTGACATCATCAACGCTGAAGCAGTGGAGACTATACTAAAGGGTGACATTATAACAATTGAAAGTCCATCAAAAGATAGGTCTTTGTTGAAACAAGACCCTAGGATTATAAGAGAGGTGGTATCAAGAGACACATTACAAACTACAATCTATAAGGGACAAGGTATCACAGCATCTAAAACACCGCTTAGACCTGTGACATGGAGAAAACAAGAAGATGACAAGTTCGTTGATGGAGTCAAGGTAAGTAAGGCAAGAGGGTTGTATGTTGGTAGAGTTCAACCTGCAACTAGACTCATAGCTGGTGTAGGCACAACATCTACTGTGATGTACGGACAATCAGGTATCATTGGATTTACAAAAACTGAAGATCCTAATATTACTGAGTTTGATATAAAAATTGTAGATACAGATAAAGACAACACTGGATTTGGCACAACTGGATTCACAAATCCTTATAGATCTCTTGAGTCTGTGACAATGGAGGGTGATGACGGAGTTATAGTTGGTGTTGGATCTACTGCGAAAGGTCTACAATTTGAATTTTCTATACCAACTAACTCAGTGCTGAGAGATAATGCGTTTGGTGGGTTTACTGAGACTGGTATAGGCACAGGTGATTTCTTCCTTGTAAGTAGATCAAATATTGGGTCAGGAGTGACAGCAATGTCACTTGATGGTTCAACAACAGTTGGTATCACTACAATTGCTGTGGATGGTGTTTTCCAAGTTAGCAACATAGCAAGAGTAGGTGCAGGTTCAACAATAAGGGTATTCACAGAGGTTGCATCAGGTCATGGAGTAAATGTGACTGGACTAAGTTCAGGTGCAGGCAACTTCTATGGTGCATATTCTTACGCCAAATTTACAACGGGAGCTGTAGGTTTAGCGTTTACTGTCAATCCTTTGAATGGTCTCACTGGATTATCAACTGCTCCTCAAATTCAGAGGACATCGAAATTGTCACTGGATTACACATAAATAACAATTACGAACTAATTTAGTTTCAAAATAATGCCAGCGATCATCACTGATCAGATAAGAGTATTGAATGCGACGAATTTCGTTAGCGGAATTTCGACAACCGACAATAGTTATTATGTTTTCATAGGATTACCAAATGCAACCTCAGTTGCATCGGATTGGAACACAGCAACTCCTTCTCCTATTGATAATTTTGACGAGCATGATAATGTATACGATTCTCTAATTTCTGCCAAAAAAATAACTTCAACAGATGTGTTGAGAGTAATCAAAAAGATTACATGGGAAACAGGAACGATATATGAGATGTATCGTCCAGATTATAGTATTGATAGGTTGAGTCCTCAGACAAACTCATCAAGTTTGTATAAAGCAAACTTCTATGTCATGAACTCAGATTTCAGAGTATATGAGTGCATATACAATGGTGCTTCACCATCTAATAGTGGTGGTGGTGTTATATCTCTTGAAGAACCCACACATACAGATTTGCAACCTAGATTAGAAAGTGATGGTTATGTTTGGAAATATCTTTATACTATAAAACCAAGTGATATTATAAAATTTGACAGTGCAGAATTTATTCCTGTTCCTGCAAATTGGAGCTCTAACACAGCAGTTGCAGATGTAAGAAATGCTGCTGTGGATGGTAAAATAGAAACTATAGTAATTGAAGATGTCACAAATGCGACATATCAATTCAATGGTACAAAGAATGCTGTTCCCATAAGGGGAGATGGATCTGATGGTCTGGCATCTGTCACATTCATCAATGGTAAACCCTCTGCTGTTCAGGTAACTAATGGTGGTAGTGGATATTCTTTTGGAACTCTTGACCTTGATGATGTGGTGACAGGAAGTGGTGCATCATTCTCTGTCATTGTGCCACCACCAGGCGGTCACGGTGCAGACATATACAGAGAATTAGGTGCTAATAAAGTGCTTGTATATTCTCGTATAGAGAACAGTGATGTCACAAACCCAGATTTTCCAACTGGTAACCAGTTCGCAAGAATAGGTATTATAGAAAACCCACAGCAATTTGGCAGTACAAATTTACTTACTGCTTCATCTGCATCAGGAGTATATGGGTTGAGATTGGCAGGTGCAGCAACCACCAGTATGTCGGTTGCTATAGATGGTGAGATCACACAGACTGTGGGAGTTGGTTCTACTGCTGTTGGTCAAATCATAGGATACGATCCAGTCACAAAATCACTACAATATTGGCAAGACAGATCCCTTGCTACAAACGATTCCTCAGGTAATAAACCTACCTATGGATACAAACTAAATAGATTCACTGCTAACCCTGCAAGTGGAGGCAATACTAATATTATTGTTACCACTACAGGAGGAACAGAAACCTTGTCAATCGACACAGGTTTCACGGGAGTTTCAACTACAGTGAACTCAAGAACATATTATTTTGGACAAACATACAACAGTGGATTAGCAAACCCAGAGATCAAAAAATACTCTGGTAATATAATCTACATTGACCAAAGACCTGAAGTAACTAGAGCAACAAACCAACGTGAAGATATTAAAATTATCTTAGAATTCTGATACGATGCCACAGAACACCAACCTAAATGTCAGTCCATATTTTGATGATTTTGATTCATCAAAGAATTTCAATAAAGTCCTTTTCAAACCTGGCAGTCCAATACAAGCAAGAGAATTAACAACTCTTCAATCTATCTTGCAAGGACAGATAGAAAAATTTGGTAAACACTTCTTCAAAGAAGGATCGATGGTCATACCTGGTGTATTCAAGTATGATGGTCAATATACATCTGTCAAAGTAGAATCTACATTCTTTGGTGTTCCTGTAGAATTATACTATGACAAACTTGTTGGTCTAAGAATACAAGGCAAAACTACTGGTGTCATCGCTCAAGTTGTAAAGGTATTGTCTGCTGCTGCATCAGAAACTAATGATACTACACTTTATATCAAATATGAAAAGGATTCTGATGATTATTTGGCAGGTAATTTTTTAGATGGTGAAACTCTTACAACACTTGAAGATTTCACTTATGGTTTGACTACCATAACAAGTGGATCAGATTTTGCTACAGCGATAAATTCAAATGCAACAAATGTTGGATCTGCTTTTGCTATCACAAGAGGTGTGTGGTTTGTTCGTGGATCTTTTGTTGAAGTAAATCCAGAAACAATAATACTAAATCAATATGAACCATTCGCATCATATAGAGTAGGTTTAAATGTTATTGAGGAAATTGTCACTGCTGTTGATGATAACAGTTTATACGATAATGCTGCTGGATTCTCCAACTACACTGCTCCTGGTGCTGATAGGTTCAAGCTTAGTGTTTCTCTTATTAAGAAAGAATTAGATGATTATCAAGATGAGAACTTTATAGAATTACAACGTATACAAGAGGGTATTACTGTAAAAATTGTAGATACCACAATATACAGTGAGTTAGCTAAAGAATTTGCAAGAAGAACATTTGACGAAAGTGGTAATTACTATGTTGATAGATTTGATTTAGAGGCGAAAGAATGCTTAAATGATAGGGTAGACGTATTCGGTACTTATTTTCCAGAACAGATTACAGATCAAGGTAATGTGCCTACAAAAGACTTGATGAATATTAGGATAGGACCTGGTAAAGCGTACGTAAAAGGATATGAAGTAAAAACACATGGATCAAGACATATTGATGTAGACAAACCTAGAACAACCAGACTCGTTGAGTCATCTGCTGTACCATTTGAGGCAGGTAATAAACTAAGACTTAATAATGTGCTCAACGGTGCACAGATAAAGTTGTCCGCTATAAATTCTGACTATGTGTCTCTTCAAAAAGAAAGATTAGGATCTACTAGATCATCAGCATTGACAGAAATAGGAAGAGCAAGAATATATGATTTCAAATTACAAAACGCTGGTTATACTGGAGATGTAAGTGTTTTTGAATTGATGTTATTTGATATTCAAACAGATGTATCACTAACAATAAATCAGTCACACACAATAGCACTACCTGCTGTTATAGAGGGAGCAAGTTCTGGTGCAAGAGGATTTTTGAAATCTGGTGTTTCAGGTTCTACAACTGTGGTGTTGAATCAAGTGGCAGGTAAGTTTCTTACTAATGAGCAACTAATTATAAATGGTGAAAGAAATGGTAGAATAATCACTGCTATAACTGAGTTTGATCTAAGTGATGTAAAATCAGTCAGATCAACAGCAGCGTCTAGAACATTTGCTGCTGATGTTATATTAGAAACTAAAAAAGATCTTACAGGTAGATCATTCAGTATCACAAGTGGTGGTGTGGTTACCAGTGGTACAGCTGGATGGACAAAAAATTTCAAAGTTGGTGATGTTATATCATACAAACTTGGCGGTATTACAGATGTGACATTCAACGTTGTAAGTGCTGTGAGTGCAACAAACAATAATGTAACTGTTGTAGCAGCACCTAACACAGTATCAGGTGTATGTCATAAGGCACTTCCTGGTTCGACTGTCACTGTAAGCGACCTAAAAATTGTATCGGGCAAAATAAGAAATTCTAAGAGTGGATTCTTGTATGCTGAATTACCTAATAAAGGGATTGAATCAGTAGATCTTACTGATTCTCTTTTACAAGTAAGAGTAGAAGATACAGGACTTAGCACAAATGGTGACGGTCAATTGACCATGCCATCCTTGACAGGTACTGATTTTGTTTATGCACCATTTGACGAGGAGAGATATACAGTCATATACAACGATGGATCTATTGAATCACTTACAACTGATCAAGTAACACTTACAACTGGTGCTAAAGGTGTGACAATATCAGGATTGACAGCTAGTCAAAGTAATAATGTTGTAGTGCATAGCACACAACAAAAATCAAAAGTAAAATCAAAAGTAAAAAATCTAACAAGAAGTGCCACTCTCATCGTCTCAGGTTCAAATAGATCAAACTCAGGAATATCTACTGGTTTACAAGATGGTCTTACATTTGCCTCTGCATTCGGTAAACGTGTACAAGATAGAGAAATATCTTTAGATGTTCCAGATGTGGTTTCTGTAGCTGCTGTATTTGAGTCATCAGGAAACGCAGACCCCACGATTCCTCAACTCACACTTGGGTCATACAATGGACCTAATGCTAATAATACTGATGTTATTTTGGGTGAAATTGGTATTGGTGTCAGTTCTGGTGGTGCTGCCATGGTTCTTGGAAGAAGTTCTACCACAAAAGTTGATATAATTTTTAAAAATAATAAACCTTTTATAGAGGGCGAAGAGGTTAAGTTTGAGGAGAGTGGAGTTCGAGCAATACTGTCAAATGTAAATCCTGGTGACAATAATATAAGAGCAAATTATAGACTCGATAGTGGACAAAGATCAGAGTTCTATGATTTTGGTAGACTTGTACGCAAACAAGGGTTCCCAGAACCACAGGGTAGATTGAAGATATATTTTGACCATTATGTTATAAATTCTGAAGATTCTGGTGATGTGATTACAGCAAGTAGTTACGATGCAAGTGAATATGACATTGTGCCCATATTTGATGAGATAAGAAACACTGATGTGGTTGATTTTAGACCTAGAGTAGCTCCGTACAGTGGTAGTAGATCACCATTTGAATTTGACTCAAGAGATTTTTCAGGTGCTGGTCAAGCTGCAAGAGTTCTTGTCTCAGATGAAAACATAACATTTGATTACAAACACTATCTTCCTAGAATAGATAGGTTGTATCTTCAAAGAAACGGAAATTTCATTATCAAACAGGGTGAACCTGCTGTCAAACCCGTTCAACCAGAAGCTATACCAAATGCTTTTGAATTAGCTAAAATAGAGTATCCACCTTATGTCTTTAATGCAAAACGTGAAGTAAAAATTACTTTCCGTGCAAATCAAAGATACACCATGAAAGATATTGGTGCTCTTGAAACTAGAATTGAAAAACTAGAGGATTCAACCACATTATCATTACTCGAATCTAAAACTGAGAGTTTAGTTATTACTGATCCAACTACAGGTTTAGATAGGTTTAAAAATGGTTTTGTCGTAGATCCCTTCGATTCATTTGGTGTAGCTGATAAAACAGTTCCATTTCTTAAATACGATATTAATGAAGGAAAACTCGTCTCACGCAAATATTCAGATTCTATTGATTTGCTTGTTGGTTCTAATAGTATTGTGGGCACGAACGGTGCACCAGATTTATCTGTTGACCCAAGGTATGTAACTGATTTTGGTAATCCAAATGTAAGGAAAACTGGAGATCTAATCACACTTGATTATGAGGAAGTTGTAGAAAGAGTACAACCATTTGCAACAAGAGTAGAAAACGTAAACCCATACATGATAAGAAGTTGGGCAGGTAATCTCGCACTCAACCCAGACTCTGATGTTTTTATTGTAAATGAAGCACAACAATTAGGCGATTTTCTATCTCTCTCTGACGGTACAGATCTTATCGTTACTGAAAGAGATGTACCAGATATGAGAGAGCAAAATATTGAATTTGTTGCCACTCGTCTAAAACCAGGCACGAATCACTATATTTCGTTTGCAGGTGTGGACATGATTGAGAATCGTAATGATGTTATACCCAAACTTTTAGAGGTAACACCTGTAACTGGTGCGTTCCAAATAGGTGAAAGTGTGATCGGATTAATACCTGATACTAATGCAGGCACTGATGCTGTGGCTCTTAGATTTAGACTAGCGACACCAAATCATAAAGACGGTCCTTTCAATAATCCTACAGTCGTATTTGAAAACAACCCATACGAGGCAAATGTTGGATTGTCATCATCGTACGCTGAAACCACCACAGTATTAAATATCGATACTAAATCTTTATCACAGATGTCTGATTCCAATTTCTTTGGATTTGCACAAGAAGGTATGATATTGGTAGGTGAATCAAGTGGTGCAGGTGCTGTAGTAGATCAATTAAGATTGATAAGTGATGATAAAGGTGCTTTAGTAGGTTGTCTTCACATTAGAGAGGGGCAATTTATAAACGGTACAAACACTGCATTAGTATCAAGTTTAAGACCAACTGATCCACAAACGCCAGGTACAAACTTCAGTCGTGCTAGTGCAGATCATTTTTCAGAAGGTACATTAGTTACTGATAATACTCTTGTAAGAATTGAACCAGAACCAGTAATACCTGTTATAAATTTCATAACGAATATTACACAAAATATAACAAATATAACAAATATTCTAACTCAACAGGAAGAAGATAGTGATCCTCTAGCACAAACATTCCAAGTTGACCAAGCAGACGGTATTTTTATTACCTCTGTAGACTTCTTCTTTGCAACAAAATCTGAGACCATACCACTTGAATTACGTATCGTTGATGTTGTAAATGGATATCCATCAAGAGCAACTAGAAAACATGGTATTGTTGTAAAGAATCCTGATGAAGTGTTTGTGTCTGATGATGCATCGATACCAACAACATTCACCTTTGAATCACCAATTTACTTACCATTAGGAGAGTATGCTTTTGTTGTAATCACTGCCACATCTGATTATAACCAGTGGATATGTCAGATAGGAGAGGCAGACATAACAACAGCAAATCAATCTGAGTTAGGAAAAATTATAGTAACAAAACAACCTACTCTTGGATCACTATTCAAAGGTCAAACTGCTGGCACATGGACACCCTCTCAGTTAGAGGATATGAAATATACCCTTAGGAGAGCAAAATTTACCACAAATTCTGGTGCAGTCAACTTCTATAATCCAGCACTTAACATTTTTGATAATAGAAACAAACTGCCTGATAATCCAATAGAGACATTTTCTAGAAGGGTCGTTGTTGGACTTACATCATCAATCGCAACAGGCACTGACATTGGATCAGTTATAACACAAACATCTAATTCAGATGCCAGTGGTATTGTTGCTGAAAAATTATCACACCTTTCACAAGCTGGAAATACCTTATCCATAACAAACTCTGGAACTGGGTATGAAGATGCTGTATACAGTTCAGTTGATTTGGTTGCTTTGACAGGTAGAGGATCAGGTGCAGTTGGAGTTGTTACTGTTTCATCAGGTCAAATAACTGGCGTGACAGTCAAAGGTAGCAATACGGGAAGTGGATATCAAGTGGGTGATATACTCACTGCTGCTCTCGGAGTTAAAGGTTTAGGTCAAGATCTTAAAATAACAGTCGGTGTAACCACAGCAGCAAACGCTCTTGTATTGACAAATGGTACAGGAACATTCGACACCACGAATACTATTATAAGTGACGGAACAACTTTACCTAACATCATACCTGCTACAGTGACAACAAATACAGATCAATATGATGGATCGCATTTCAAAGTTAGTCATCCTAATCATTGTAATCATGCAGTGAATAATACAGTGACTATTGCTGATATAACTGGTGATTCAGTTGCAACCAAAACAACCGTATCTTATGGAGTCAGTGAAACAAGTGTAGTATCTGTTGCAAGTAGTATTGGATTCAGTTTCTTTGAGGGAGAGCAGGTAACAGCGAGTAATCCTGGTTATGCTATGATAGGAAATGAGATCATAGAATACACATCTGTGGGTGTAAATCAACTAAGTGGTACTATAACTCGTGGAATAGATAATTCATCACCCAGAACTTATTCTGTAGGCACACCAATACAAAAATATGAATTGTCTGGAGTATCACTTAGAAAAATAAACAAAACTCATTCACTTATAAATGTGACATCTGGAATTGAAGACAGAGTAACTCTTGATTCATATCATGTAAAAATTGACGGTACTAAATTCTTTTCTAAAGATAAATTTGGTGGGGGAGTAAAAGGAAGAGCTACAAAAAATATAATGTTTGATGCTATTACACCGTCAGTATCACATAGTCTACCACCTGGCACAGATATCAATGCAAGTATTAGAACGATAACTGCGACCAGTGTAAGTGGTGGTGAAAATTCTTTTGTAGACACAGGGTTCACTAATTTATCACTTGTAAATGAAACTGTGTTTACAGAGACTAGAATGGTTGCATCAGTTGCTAATGAAGAAGCACAATTATCTCAACTACCAGGCAATAAATCATTCATGATGCAAATTTCTATGAACACGAACAATGAAGATTTATCACCTGTCATAGATGCATTCAAAAGTAATATTACCACAAGAAGTTCAAGAATCAATTCTCCTGTAGGAGACTACGCCTCAAGTGGTAGAGTAAATAAAGTGGATGATCCACATGAGAACATCTATCAAACTAAGGTTATCAAACTTGACACACCTGCATCATCACTTAAGGTAAAAGTTGCAGCAATGAGACCTGCGTCAGCAGACATTAGATGTTTGTATAGATTACAGAGAGCAGATGGTGATGAGATAGATAAGGTGTTTGAGTTGATGCCAGGTTTTGATAACCTTGACGCAGCAGGTTTTGTTATCAACCCAAACAATAATAATGGAAGAGCTGATACAAATGTTGTAGCAAGTCTTGAGGATCAATTCTTAGAATATGAATTCACTCAAGATGATCTACCATTGTTCACTGGTTTCCAAGTGAAAATAGTAATCGCATCAACAAACCAAGCAACACCTGCTGAGTTACTTGACTTCCAAGCAATAGCTGTGGCATAATGTTAGTATGATAAACGCATGGTCACTAGCAGCAGAAATACTAGAGGGGACTTTCGATGAAACATACCCAATCAAAAAGGATGAAGGTAGAAAACCATCCAAATCTGAAGAGGGATGTAAGGACATCAGCGATAGTAAACACTGATCACGCAGCG